TCATCCAAGGCCGGTTGAAAATTCGGGAACGAATAGGCGAGAGAAGTCCCCTCTATCATAAAGTGGGCCATCTGGATCAACCACGATGACGTACCCTGCTGGGTTATCGCGGTGAACATGATTCCAGCCGTACACGTTGCCGCCGTGTTTGATCGCCAATTCCCGAAAATGGTAGGCAATTTCCCAGCAGAACGGCGAGGCGCCGTCGTCGAAATTGCCGCGAAAGAGCTTGTTCGTTGTTGCACCAAGGAAGAGCAAGGTTCCCGGGGCTGCCCCAAGAAAGACATCATCGTTGACTGTCCCCTGCAACTCGCGAATGGCCTGCCACGGTGGGCCGACCACCTGACGCCAGACCAGATGATGATCGGTAAATGGGATGGTATGCGTCAACGGGAGATCCGAGGAGAGTGGGGTCTGCGGGTCATCATCTCCGGAAAAGCCGGACGCCAGGACAGGCCGCTCGATCAGCCCATATTCCATTCGGTAGGAAAGGTGTGTCTGTTCGGGAGTCGTGGGTGTATCATTCCTCTCTGGGGGAGTTACGGTGGCATAGTCCACCACGGCCTTGGCGAAGGATCCGGAGTATTCAGCCAGGATATCCTCGGGCGACGGGTCGGTTTTGGAAAAGGTTTGGATGGCGTCGGGATCGGCAGGGACGAACCTTATCGCCACTGCGTAAACACCCTCTTTGCCCGGATACGGTGCCCAGGGTCGTCCTCCATGGTCCCCGCCCATGCCTAAGGTTTCCGCGGCAAAGGTGTGTCGCTCTTCCCAGGGGATGAGAAATGTCCGCCTCGCTCGAAATCCGTTCAGGGTGTATTGCTCCTCGGGTGAGCCAGCCAATTCACGAACGGTCACAGCCATCAGCGTGTCTCCAGGATTGGAACCAAGATCCCCAGGTGGGAGAAAATCGCGTCATTCCCGGGCGACGTTGCCCGCCCCCATGACTCGCCGCACGTTTTTTTCTTATCCGAGGACGCCCATGAGGATGATATCGTAGGTCACGGCTCCGGACTCGGCAGCGAGCTTGAGGGCCTTGGCGGATGATGAGACACTCCAACCGGTGCCGCGGTGAACGACGAAGAGGACACCGCCGGGGCTGATCCGCAAAACACTGTTTGCCGGGCTGAACGGCCCCGGCCAGGGATTGCTGCTTGCGCCACCTAAGGCCAAAGTGCCAGCACTTTCGGTTCGGTTAGCAAGCCAGAGGGCCTTCACAGTTGCGAAGGTGTGAACGACCGTTTTGCCAAAGAGTTGCCGCGAAAGGGCGTCCAGGAGCCATTCGGTACTCGAGTCGGCGGCGAGCGTCTTTCCCATGGCGTACCAGAGGGCATTAGCCTCACCCGCCTGGGTTCCCTCGTTGAGCGCGAGCTGCCACGACCAACGGTTGGTGTCGGTAACAACAGCACGATCCTGCTCATCGCGCCAGGTCCACCCCAGTTGTGTCATGAGTGTGCTGCGGAACGAAGTTGTCATGATTCCTCCAGGATAAATGCGACGTTTCTTGGTTAAAGATCAAGTCACAACAGGCCGGAGTGACAGACCTTCGAAGATGACCTCGCCTTGCCACCATGCGTCATGACGGGAGATGTCCTCTCGGCGATAGGTCAGCCGCAAGATTCGGGCGTCGTCCCCCAGGTCGAACGATTTGCGGTCATAAGCTGCCTTGATTCGATTCACGATAAGCCGCAGTTTCTCGAACGAAGTGTGCCAGATGAGAACGGTCACGCGGACCCGCTCTGCGATCTCTGAGTGTGACGTGAGCCAGAGGCGATCCTCGCCGGAACAGACGATTTCCGCACGAGGGAGCTGGGCCGGATCCGACCACTCTGTCCAGACATGATCGGCGGGGATCAGCGCCGACAGGCTTGAATCGTCTTTCCATTGATCGTGGAGCACTTTTTCCAAATCCATCATGCGGTCCTCTCCACAAAGACGGTGTTGCCACAAGGCTAGGACTGATTGACAGTTGGCCGGAACAAAGCGGCGCGAAATCAACGAGCGGGGCTGTCCTCAGGGTCGGGGCGGAGGTAAACCACAGCCGGATGGCCGGGCAAGGCCGGTCGTTCCATCTTGAGCACGCTGTAGAGGTGACCGTCGTCGGTTTTGATGCGGTAACGTCCGGGTGGGCCATCCCAAAGAACAAGGACGCGATACACGGGGAGGTTGCTTGCAGACGCTTCGACCGGTGGGGATTGGCAAGAGACGAACTCTGCGGGGACTGCGGCAGCTACCGTTCGCCAGCGAACGATCGGCTCGCCGCTTTCGCCCTGGACAATGTCTGCCTTTTCCACATCGACAGTGCGTGCTGCGGAGAATGAGGCCGACCAGTCGCGGGTCCAGGCCATGACCCGCCCGCTGGCCGTTGGCGATACGACCAGGACCGTCCAGTGGCGGTTCATGGCATCGATCAGGCGATCGCCTGGTCGGAGGCCACCGGCCACTGCGTGCTCCGGAATGTGCCAGACGGCGTCGGCCCCGGACCAGCCGTCATCGCGGTCTTCGCGCCGCAAGGTGACGTGTCGTCGCAAGACCCCGGGGATTGTGATCCCCCGCGTTTGTCCCCGCCGGAGATACGTGATCGTTTCGAGACGGTCCGCGAACTGGGAAAGCTCGTCCCAAACGGGCTGTGTGGTCATGGTGCGCTCCTTCAAGTGCGACCTAGAGAACGAATCTCGCATGGCGTGTCAGCAGCCAGACGCTGGTCACACCAATTGACGACATCAACGAGCCGGGCAAGGTACTCTGTCCAGGTGACCTTCTGCCCGTCGAGTTCGTAGCTCGGCTTTGGTTGTGCCGTGATTTGCTGAATGAGGTTCAGCGTTTGCGTACGGATTGTCTGGATGATTTCATGATCGTCACTCATCAGGGAGTTCTCCTTGCTGCGTTCATAGAGGATGTTTGCCAGGCGGTTTCGAGGCGGCAAAACCCCAATCAAATGGTCTTGACGCGAAAACGGACAACGATCACCTGGCCTGTATTCGGGAACAGGCGGTATTCGACACGGTAGTGCTGTCCGGGTGTGGGAAAGGCCGGTGCCTGGGAAACGTCAATCACGTGGCGGAAGTTGTAGCCCACATCATCGAGGTCCCAGAGGACATCCTTTTGCAGTGTGGTGAAGAGGACATCACTGGGATTGAGGACCACGTTGGTGTGGCCTTCTACGGGGGTCAGGGACGCCGGGTCATCGCCGCACTCGGCCACGGTGTACTGGATGGATGTGATTTGCGACGGAGTCACCACCTGGCCGTCGTAGCCCAGGACGCGTGCCAGAAAAGTTGCCGTGGCATTCTGAAAGACGATGCCGTAGATTTCGTTGGCAGACACGGATTATTCTCCCGTCGATTTCTGGTGATGAAGGAATTACTGAGGGATGCGAATCCGCCCAACGGCGAGCCGTCCGTACACGTGCCCAGGTTCCGCGCCAGCGGACCGACTCCGACCAATGACACCACCTGGCGAGACGACCGAGCCGGCGGTTCCCAGGAACTCAGATGATGGCTCGGGCGGCTCAGGTGGCTCGGGTTCTTGGGGATAGGTGATGGGCGGATGGTCAAACCAGCTTGGATCGCCGTAGGCCGTCAGGTCGTAGTCGTTGTTGGAGTGATCCTGGTCGTTATTGCCGAAGGGTCCCCCGAGAGGCCAGTAAGCGAACAGGTCTTGCGGGCGCACTAACAGGGGTGAAGAGCCTGCGGCGAGCTGGGCGATTTCCGAATCATCGAGGGCCACACTCCAGATGGCCGCCTCTGCTACGGCGCCGCCGAAATAGGCTGACCATCCACCCAGTCGTTCCCATGCCCCGATGAGCATGCGGTCCACGGATGCCACGTTCAGGGAGGTGGTATCGGCTGATCCCGCCGTGCCGTTGAGATAGGCACGTCGGGCGTTCGGTGATGCGAATACCCCTGCCACATGCTGCCACTGGTTGAGGCTATAGCTGGTACTACTGCGGGCGATGGCGAAGGTGTTTTGAGAGGCCGTCACAGCAGCGACGCGCATCCCGTCGGGCCCCCGCATTTGCAGGAACCAGCCCGTGTTGTTGTCCGTGGACCGTGCCAGGGAAAGGACTTCCTCATAGGCGGTGTTCCGCTGGGGATAGACCCAGGCGGCGAGTGTCAACGGTAAGACAAGGCCGGTTCCGTCCATCCGCCGGAGGACTTGCGTTGTGCCGTTCAACAGCCGGGCCATACGTGGACCTCACATGCGTCAAATCGGGGACACTTGGGAACGCTTGGATTCGTCATCATTCACAGCAACGGACGACGTATCGCGGATCAAGGACGGCAGCCGTCCCCCGTTCGCTGGCCTTGAAGCGGACGACGATATCCTGGGCAAAATCGGCTTCGCTTCCTGGGGCCGATTGGGTGACCGTCAGGGGCCAGTTCTCCATGTAGGCAAAGGCCCGGGAGAAATCGCCCAGGAACCACCATGTTTTAGCCGCTTCGGCGTTGATTCCCGACGCGACGATCCGCTGGTAGAGCAACTGGCTGTCGAAGACGCGGTAATCGGCCAGCGGGTTGGGCGATGTGGTGGCCGTCGCTGAGCCGTCTGTGGCAAACGAAATAGCCGTGGCATGAAACACCCGGCGTGCGGTGTGACGGAGCGCACTTGGAACAAGCACGGTGTTGGGGCGGATGAGAATTGGCTCGCCAGTGACGGGGTCACTCATCCCGGTGAACAATTGTTCGGCGCGATCCACGCTGGTCCAATCCTCCAGGCGATTCGCCGCCAGGTGGTTGACCCAGGGACCACCAGCCCCAGCGGCGTAGTAAGTGTCGTAGGCGACGCCATTTTCCCGGTAGGGATTGACCGCCCCGACGATCACGTCGAGGATCCGTTTTTCTTTGAGGCGCCCGAGTGTCTCCCCGACTTCAGCGGCCTGACGCAAAACGACATGGGTGCGGTCAAAGAAGATCGCTTCGCGTGTCACGGCCACAATCAACCCGTGTTTGGTTGTGGACGGCGTTTCGACATATCGCTCGCTGAAACCGACGTGAGGATAGGGCATCCCGGGCAGGACCTCGGTCAACGTCTCCGGAATCCCTGACGGACCAGGGATCTTTTCGCCATCCAATCGGGTTGGAATTGTGCGGACCAGTCGCGAGGCCACGAAGGCTTCGTGACGATAGGTTTCGAGGATCTGGGAATAGATAAGCTGGCCTGTGACGTTCAGGAAGGCCGTCACGTCAATGGCCTCACCGGCTTCGAGGATCGAGACGGGTGATGACTGACGTGGATCGAGGGCCTTGACCCACTGGCGGCCTTCCGGGATGAGGGCCTCGGCCAGGTCACGGAGACTGAAATCGTCGGGTCGGAGATGCTTTTGTTCGAGAGCCTCGGCCAGGTGCCGGATGGTCTTTTCGGGTCCATCCAGGTCATAACGACGACGGAGTTCACGGTACGAAATCGCAGGCATGGTTCACCTCTTTTTGAACGATTGAAGATTTGTGATTGAACGGCCGAACTTCAGCCTCAGCTCGCAGTGGTGCCCTTGACGCCACCAGCCATAATGGTCGAACAGATGGCCACCCAGACGGTGTTGCCGTCGGTTGAACGCCTTGCCACGCGACCGATGGCCAGTTGGGAATCGGTCACTTTGTCGAGCCGCTGATTCTCCAGGGCAGTTCCGGCGGCATTCTCGTCCACACCGACCCAGTCGCCCAGGTCGAAGGAACCACCGGGCGTGGTGAATTCAAAGATGCCCGCCGTCGCAACCCGGATGGGTCGACTTTCTCCGCTCGGGCTGGCCTGCATGGCCACGCCCAGGAACTTGGACGCGAACAACTGCTGGTTCGCTGCCTCGGTGCCCTGATCAGGCTGGAGAGCAGCTGGTTTGACGTCGTCCCCATCCCAGAACAGCAAATCCCCCAGTTCGATGCTTGTTTCGGCATCGACAGCTGCAACGACAGGTTGCGTATCACCGTAGCGCCATCGCATTGCGTGAGACATGAAAACCTCCTTTCGATTGAAAGATCTTTTTCAGGTGCAACAGCAAGATTGATCGGTGTTAGCGGAGGCCTGGCGGATCACATATCCCGTTGCGTGATCGCGGCCACAAAGGCAGCCGTGTTGGGACATTCGCCACCGTTGAGCGGGTCTCGACAGACGGGGCGAAGGGTGTGGCGCTCCCGCTGCTGTGCCGTCCGCATCAGATCGGCCATTTCGGCCAGGAGACGCCGCCGCTGAGAATCGTCCGCTTGAGACAGGAGCATGTCCCAGAGTGCCGGCCCCATCTTTGCTCCCCTCTCGCCGCCCGATTCGTCCGGCGGCAACAAATGCCATTCGCGAATGTCCCGCCTGAGCGCCAATTCACGTCGCAGACGGGTGATTTCCTTTGCTTCCCCGCAAGACTGATTATCACCCGCGGAATGGGCGGCCTGGTCTGGTGAAGAATTGATGGCCTCGAAAAGTCCGGAGGTCGTTGCGGGATCGGCCACCAGATCGACGCTCAACACACGGTGGATTTCCGTGACCACGGGCGTCTGGCCGCGTTGCTCAATGCGGGCCAGAACGTTGTGCGATAAACCAACATTCTGCGGGGCGTGCTGGGCGTCCCAGATGAGGCGTTCAGCCAGGTCGTGTTTGGGATTGAAATGAAGGTCGGCGAACAGGCCTTCGCCCTCCCGATAGCGGACGGCACGGAGAAACCCCAATCGGTCGCGATAGTCCCTGGGCGCCGTTGCATCACCCTTGGGGTGATTGACGTTAACCCTGGCCCCTTCATAAAGGGGGACGGCCTGTTGCAGGGCTTGTTCGCTGTAACGGCGCCCGTTCCGGGACAAAAGCCCCAGGACCTTGACTCCGTGGATGATTCCGGCTTGAGCGTCAACCTTCACAGGTTGGTCACCCCATCCAAGGTACTCGCAAATGGAAACGTGACTCATCGGCATACCTCTCGAACGCGAAGAACGATGGAAAACCTGTCCTGACAATGTCCGTAGGAAGTCCCCTCTCACACGGTTGGTTCATCCGTGGCATGACCGTCGAAATCGTTCGGCTCCAGATTGTGACGCAGGGCCAACGTCTCGCGGGACAGGGCACCGCAGCGGAAGAGGATGGCGTCGGCCTGGGCCTCTTTGAGGCGGTCTCGCACCACGAGGGATGGCGGAACCGCCCTGATTGTGACGTGTTCCAGGATGTCGGCAGGAAGCAGACCAGCCTCGGCTGCTGTGCCCAAGGCGCGTTCCAGCACAATACGATCTTCCTCGATCATCTCGGCCTGGAGCCGCTGAAACATCTTGACGGCAGGGCCTTCCGCCACCAGAGTCGAGGCGTAATTGGCGTTGCTGGCATCACTGGTGAGCATGAATTCCGGCATGACGAGGCGGCTGGCCACGGCCCGGAGTTCGGCTTGCAACAGTGTGACATAGCGGGCAGCGTCAATGGCGGCGACGGGAAATTCATAGTCCACGCCAGCTGTGGCATCGAGGATCGTCCCCGGTGCAAACCGTTGCACTGAGGCGTAGCAAGAACCTGCCGAAGGGCCTGAGGGAACGGGTGTTCCGGCATCGCTGAGGAAGCGTTCCACGCTGGCTCGCCCTCCCGTGTGTTTACGGATCAGAGCGACGGCCGACTGGAGGCCTGCCACGACGCTCATATTTCTCAGGAGCTTTTCGGCCCGGCGAAGATTCTTCCGCACCGGGTAGAATAACGGCAGGCCGCGCTTGATGTTGCAATCGACGTTGGCCTTGCGGTGCTGGATTTCTCGGGCGGGGACCCAGGTCTCGCTCACCCAGTAGCCGTGGACGGTTTCGACGTCGGCGGGGTCCGTTGCAATTCCAAAACTGTGTTCAGGATGCTGGCTGTATCGGGTGGGTGTGCGAACATCTTCGGGATCGAGAAAACGGACGCGAAGGATGCCGTCAGGACCAGGAAAGAATCGGAGGAAGGCCTCGCCATCGCGGTCCTTACGACGGAGAATCTCCTGCTGACGAAGATGCCAGCGGTTTTCTTTGAGAAAGTGTTCGAGTACGGCTTGAACCTGGGCGAGCGTTGATGTTGACACCGTATGCCCGAGACGGGGGACGACCCGATAACGGTGCCCCGTACCCACGACGTAGCTGATCCGGTTTTCGTGACCATTGATGGCGAACTCGTTTTCCGCGGCGAGCTGGCGGCATTCGCGGCGGATCTGGTCAAGCTCGGTTTCGGTTTGGAAGGGAACACTCGTCCGGTGGCAGCCGAGGGGGATCCAGAGGCGGCGACCGTCGAGGTCCCAATCGTCGGGGTCGATCAGTTCTTCGACCAGGGTTTGAAGCCGGTGATGGTCGAGGTGTTCTGACTGAAGGCGTGGCGACATGGCTTGCCTTTGGTTCATGCTGTTTCGTCTCGATTGCAAGAGGGATTGATTGACTTCTACCAGACCACGATTCGCTGGTGAGGGGGCGATGCTGAGGTGGAGCGAGCAAGCTCGCCAGCGAGGCGGATGGCCATCTCCAGGGCATCCGGGCCGTCATCATGGTCCCCAATGGGAAATGTGCGGAGCTGTTCGACCAACAGCCTGGCCCCTGCCGAACCCCGCCGGAAGCGGAGGCAGCGTCGCGCCAGAAGTGGCCCCAAACGACGAATCCGCACCAGTTTGCTCGTGTGGTTGCGGATTAACCAGGGTGAAAACCCTATTAGCCCTCGGCGACGGAATTCCGCTTCCAGCGGTTCGGCGAGAAGTTCCTGGAACTGATTGGCCTCGACACCGAAGGCCTGGACGGACCATCGGGCACACCAGTCGGCGGCGTCGGCCACCATTTGCGCCATCGGACGGCGGGCGAGGTCCGCGTCCACATACATGCGTCCCTGACCATCCACACCGAGAACGATCAGGGCCGAATAGTCGCCCCGCCGTGCGTCGGAGCCCTTGCTGGGATCGAGGGCAGCCACACAGAGTTTCAGGTTTGGCGGCCAGGTGTCGAACCAGATCTCGTCGTTGAAATACTCATCGGGCCATTCGCAGAGATCGGGCGAAACGGGAGCGTTTTGTTTTTCTCGGGCGAAGGCTGCCCAACCGATCTCTGCTCGCAGACACATCAGGCTGTAAAGATCCTCCCGCTCCGGCCAGAGGACAACGGCGTCTTCTTCCATTTCCTGACGATGCTGTTGGAAAAACAGCCGCGCCCGGTGGATGGCCTGAGGATTGTCGGTATCGCAGTAAATCTCCTGCCATTGGTCCCAGAGGTCCGTGCGTCGGGGAAACCGCTCGATGGCGCGGAAAATAAGCGTTTTCCAGCCAGCAGTCCGCGAGAGTTCCATCGCCAGGGCATCGTAGTGCAGGGCCGTGGCAAGATGAAGGACGTTCGTGGCAGGACTGCCGGCCGCCATCAGGGTGCCGTGAAACCACGTGCGGGAACGGTCTCGCAAACGCGGGGAGAGAATGTGTCCATCGTTTTGAATGTCATCGGCAATGATCAGGGTGGGGCGGTCCGCCCGTTGTCGCCGCCCCCGCATCCGCTGACCCGTGCCAAAGGCTTCCATGGTGGCGCCCGACGCTAGCACGATCTTTTCTGCCCGCCAGACCGAACCCTTTTGCTTCACCAGCCCGTACCGTTCCCGCAGATGGGGATTGTTAAGCAATTCGGACTTGATGTTCTCCAGGTGTGCGCGGGCCTGATGCCGTGTATCTGAGACCAGCCAGATGTAACGCTCTTTTTCTTCGAGCAGGCACCAGAGAGGATACGCCAGGGAGACCAGTGTGGACTTGGCGGAGCCTCGGGGACCCAGCACATTGAGCTTGGTCCCGCGATGGGAGAGGGATTGTTCAAGATGGCGGGCAAGGATTCGATGCATGCGGGACGGCGGTAAGCGAAAATGTTGCGGCAGGTATTGTTGCGCCCAGGCGAGGAACCCCTGTCGGTCGCCGGTGCCGCGTTGAACTCGCCGTGCCTGGGCGTGGAGTGCTGCCAGGGAGGAACGCAACCAGCAAAGGATGTTCCCTGCCTGAGGATGCTCCAGAATCAGGTCGCTTTTCCGAGATCGTATGACGGCCATGGTGCTTGCCCTCATTGGTCCGAAATGGGCGCATCGTCAGTCGATGCTGGATGAGACACATCCCAGTCTCGCCCCAGACGCTCCAGACGACGAAGGATCCGCTTTCGGTGAGCAGCCAGGGGGACCTCCTCGACGATGATGCGGGCAAATTCCGAGACCAGCGTGCGGATCTGCTCGAGGGTCACAGAATGCGGGGAGCGGGCTGCGTAATCCTCCGGGTTGAGGCGTTCCAGGGCCCAGGCTGCCGCACGCCAGTATTGTTCCTTGCGCGCTGCCGCGGCGATGTTTTTCATGAAGAGGATCTGGGCCTTAGTCTCGGCCTTGTGTAGAGATTCGGCGAAAGCGGGATCACGCTCGGCCGTGCGGCGGATCGTGGAAGGGGAACATCCCACATACCGGGCTGCCGTTCGCCGACTGCAACCGACGCTGAGGATGGCCAGGATCTCCCGTTTGCGGAACTCATCGAGGCTGCGACGCCCGGGATCGCGCTTGCTTGTTTCCGCCGCGATGAGGTCATCTTTATGCGTGTTGCTGGTCATTTTGCTGGCATCCTGGTTTGAAGGATGGGGCTATGTCATCAGGCCGCACCGCTTTGAGCCGCGCTTGTCACGTCCGCGGCGTCACGAGGGATGATCCATCCCCATTCCACGCCTTTGGAGGGATCTGCTTGTCAGGTCCGTTGAATTACCCCTCGGAGGGATCTGCTTGTCAGGTCCGGGGCACCATTTTGGATTGTCCATGGCAATTCGGCGGGCACGACAAGCGTGCCCCTCCGAGTGCTTTTCCGTTTGTCAAGCCATGATGGTTTTACGCGCACATTTGAGCCAACGCTTCAGGCGGCGTAGTGATGTTGGGTGGAGGCTCCACCAATAAACTCGAAGGACATGACGGCCCGGCCGAACGAGCCTCTGTATTGCGGCAGATTGTGTCCACCACCGCGGGAGCCGTATTTGCGGAGTGACCGCAGCCGCCACTGCGGTGAGCGGCAGAGATGGGCGATCATGGCAGGGTGCGAGGTGGTGATCCCCACTCGCTGGCCGCGATTGCGGTAATATCGGGCGACGGTGGCAAGAAACGCCGATCCAATACCCATTCCCTGGTACTCCGGTAACACGACCAGGCGACTGATGCGGCGAAAATTTCGCTGACCGACTTGCGAGGCGACGGCACAAAAGCCGACCGCGTTGTTTTCCCAGAGGGCGAGATAACACTCGGCAGCCGATGGCAACTTGCCGCTCAGATAGTGATGACGGCGATAGGCCCGCCACGCCTCGCGCCGGCAAGGAACGACCGCCAATGTGATGCTGGGCCGCCGAAAAAATGATCGCGTGAAATGCCGGGTGGCCATGTCGATGATCCAATCGGGGGTGAGCCATTCGGCGACATCATAATGACACGTGACGGCGACGAATCGGCAGGGGATCGCTCCGCCGCGAATCCGTTTTGCCAGACCCGCGGCAATGGCCCGCGCTACGTGGCGATCGACGACGCTTGTGAACTCGTCACAAACGACGAGAGGTCGTCCATGGTCCGAGTCTGGAGGAAGGAGAATGTGCCAGGGTTCTTCGTGCACTGTTGCTGCTGATCGAAGGGCCTCGGCGAATGCCCGGGCCAGATCACAGCGGGCCTGTTCGCCATTGCTGAGCACCCGATATGGCCGAAGCCACGCCGGAGGTGAGCTGAATCCCACAGCCGTGAAGAGGTTTACGACTTCCTTGATCGGGAGTTGTTCAAAAGCGTCGATAATAGCGCGATCGTCCGGCCAGGGAAAATGCGGCATCAGCCGGTCGGTGAAGAGGCGCCGGGCCAGCGTCGATTTCCCACTTCCCGACGGGCCGACGATCAGACCAATCTGCCAGTCCTCGGTCTGCGGCGGAATCTCAATGGCGATACGTTCCCGCGTTGCCTTCTCCAAAGGGAGATCAAACATGCCGGCGATTTGCATGACGCGAAACGAGCGCTCCACCGGTGTTTCGAGAATGAATTCGATCAAATGCTTGCTCATGGCTTTCTGTGGCTATGCGAAGTGGTCAGAGCGTCAACAGGCGGCAGGTGTAACCTTCGGCGGAAAGCCGTTCAAACAGGGTACGCTGGTCGTCCTCGTCGCGGCATTCGACCAGGACCTGAAAAAGCTCCGGAATCGGATCGACGGCGTTTGTTTCTGGTGATTCGTCGCACTCTTCCCTTGGGTTGGCATCATCACGGGTCATATCGTCGAGGAGTTCGCGAAGAACGGGGCTTTCGAAGTCCACGCTGTTGGTCAGTTGCAAGAGGGCGTCCTGATCCTGCTCGGCCAGACCAGCCAGGGGATCGAGGATGGCCAGCAGCTTGTTGGCCTCCTCCTCGGAAACGTCGAGCACGAGAACGGGGACAAGGGCTTCCGGTGTGGTCTCGGCCCGGAGATGGCCGTCGATCAGCTCCAATGACCCATCAGGGAGTTCGCGGGCCAGCAGGGCGTCGGCATAACCGATTTCGGCGAGAATGCCGCGCAGGGCCTCCTGTTGCCTGGCGGGATGAAGGCGCCAGTTGCGGGGATTTGGCCGCAGGTCCCGGGCAGGGACCCGCCGCAGTTCTTTGATTCGATCACGGATTTGCATCGGGGCTACCTCTCGGAGGGACGCGCTTGTCGCGTCCACTAAATTACGTTTGATGGTCCATCCCACTTCCGCGGGCACGACAAGCGTGCCCCTCCGACCTTCGGAGGCACCAGCTTATCAGCTCCGCCCTGGGAGGGACCCGCCTGTCGGGTCCGGGGCATTATTTTGGATCATCCATCGCAATTCGGCGGGCGTGACAAGCGTGCCCCTCCGATCCTTTGCGTGCCACTTCACCCTGAGGTTTGACGCTCACACTCATCGAGGCGAGCTTCCAGGGCCTGAAGGCGGTTTTCCCAGAGGGCCTCGGTGACGGTGTGATGGGATTCTGCCTCGAGGATCTGATCCAGCTTAGTGTCGAGCGTGGTGAGACGGCCTTCGATCGCTTCCAGTTTGGTGAAGGCAACGGCCAGCTTGGCGTGGACCTTCATCATCCAGGGGAGGATCAGGGCCAGAGTGGTACTGAGCAAGGCTCCGAGGACACCCCAATCAATCGGCGTCATGATAACCTCCGGATGTGATGGCTGGTGTTTTGCTTGTGTCATGAAATTCGATGAACGTCAATATGTTTCATTGATCCGTCGGTTGACCCGCGATTTGGTCTTTTTGGTCCCTTGCCGGTTGTGGCGCCACATTGGCAGTGCGGAGGCGGTGCTCCAGAAGCCGTAAGGCAACTCGGGCGACTAGGGCGATGGCCAGGGACGGTGGACCGGTCCAACCCAAAGCTGCCAGGACAGCAGGGAGGATGGCGTTCAGCCAGGATGGGCTGCGATCCTTGAGCAGATCGGCAGCGGTTTCGCGGATGACGGCACGGACGTTCTCCCGGCCGACGATCTGTTCGGCTTTTTCCACTCGTTGACGGAGATCCGTCACGACGCCCAGGGCGCCTTCCAGGGTGCGAAGCCGATCACCGAGGCTTCGCTGGTCCAGTTCTGCTGCTGCCACCTTTTCCTGGATGCTTTCCAACCGTTGGTGCAGACGGTCGAGCAGAGAGTCACGTGACGGGTTGGCTTCTGGCGGGCTTTGATCGGGGTTCTCCGGGGTCGTGTGTGGAGCGCCGCACGCCGAGTCTTCTGGCTGTGGTCGCGGGGCGGGAGGCGGCAGCTGCTCATCTCGCCGAGGGAGGAAGGTCCGCAGAAACGCGCGGATGCGACCGCAATAGGTTCCCACCGTATGTAAACCATCGGTGCCCCAGGTGATGGCGACGAGTTGGCCTGCGGAATTGACGATAGGTCCGCCCGAATCGCCATCCTGTGCCCCGCCAGTTATCTGGAGTGTCTCCCTGGTTCCGGGGGAATTGGTACTCACGTATCCCAGCACCTGGCCGGGGACAACGTGGAGGTGGCGTGTCCGCCCATAGCCAGCCAGGATGACGGGTTCGCCTGGAGCGGGATAAGTGTCGGCCACAGGGAGGGGAGAAGCCTCCGGGGCCGCAATCATCACGAGGGCCAAATCGGCGGCGGAATCGCGGGCAACGACACGTCCCTCAAATCCCTGCCAGCCAGAGAGCGATGGGAAAAAAGCAGTGACCTGGCCAATCCCTTCCCGAAAGAGATGATCGCAGGTGAGGAGCCATCCTCGGTGATCATCGCGGGCAATCAGCACGGCGGAGCCGTAAACCGTCATCCCGGGGGACACCTGGTTGCTCAGTCGGGCCGTCGCTGCCGTCAGGCGATCTTTCGCCCCGTTCGATAGCGATGGAGTTCCACCAAACGCCGGTTGACCGGGCTGTTGACTGAACGGCATCGGGATGCGGCAATTTCCGCCGGGACACGTCGTCTGTGCCTTAGCCGGAATACCGATGAGGAGCAAAAGCGTTAAGATTCCAATGATCGTCATGAACCGCAGCCAACCAGGGCGATCTGCCGGAGTGTGGTCCTGTTCTGTTAAAGGACACGTGTCTTCAGGGTCAGGGACCAGAGTCGCTCGGTAGCGGTAGAATGGACTGCGGGCGAGGTCAGCCGGCTCGGTCAATTCGTCGGCCAGTTGGGCGACGGGATCGACACCTCCGCCGAGGCGTGTGGCTAGGGCGCAGGCCTCGCTACAGATCGGGCCAAGGGTGTTAGCGGCGACATCATTCGTCCGGGGAGAAAAGAGCAATCGCATACCAGGGATATGCCGCAGGGCGATGCGGAGGAAGTTTCTATAGCCGTAGGGCCGTCCGGCAAATCGGAGCATGGTTTGCACGGTCTGCTGGCGATCAAATTCCGGCCAACGGTCATCCGGGTCGGCGAGGAAAACATCGATCTGTCCAGGAAAGCGGGCGACCTGGCTGGCGAGCGTGACAACGCGGCCGCCGTAACGTCCTCGGACTTCCAGGCAACAGAGGGTATGACCCCACCAACCGGCAAGCGCGGCGTGGGAATGTTCACCGCGACCGATGGTGGCGATCAGACCTCGGCGGCGAAAGAGGAGGAGATCGCCATCGCGGATCCAATCCTGGGCTTGGCTTAACGGGACATGGAGGCGGAGTTGCGTCATCAGGCGGCCCTCCGTTGGAAAGGCTGGCAGGTGGCGTCGGTGTGCTGTGGGCAATGCTGCGAAGATTTCCCGGTGAGGGAGGAGAACGATTCATCGGGCCAGAGGGTGTCCATGGCCCAGGGATCGTCGTCGATCGGCTCCTCTTGCCAGTCGGGTGACGGTTCCCCTTCACCGCGGGCCATGGCTGCCGCGCGGACTTCCAGATAACGGGCGTAATGCGAGGGATGGAGCTCAAGTTGGAGCGGGCCATGTGCCTCCCCTGGCAGGGGGAGGATTTTGCCTCGGCTCTTGAGTTTACGGATCTGGCAGGCCAGGCAAGGCGGCGTCACAAGCGCCCCGCAGTCGGGACAACGACAGGGAGGTGGTGCTGCGTCACCGTCCTGGCTGGAACGGGAACGATGTCGGGCATGCCATTCACCGCGGGCGATGGCGGCGACAGTGGCACGGCTGACACCGGTGAGTCGGGCGACTTGACGCTGACTGAGTTTCTCTTCCGTGAGAAGGTGCAAGACTTTGTCGGCGAGGTATCGGCTGAGCACGTGGAATCTCCGAAAGCTGGAGCCCTGCAGTGCGGGAGATATGTACATATGAACACTATAGCGGCCCAAAAAATTCGGACGAACGTCCGAGGGCTGAGTTCTCTGGTATTAGGAACCGAGTGGAAAAGAGAGGTCCTTCGCGGTACGGGGAAGGATCATCCTCTCTGGGGACACTCGGTTTTCTGTTTGGGTCGTGCAAAAGTTTTCATCGCACACCGCACGCCAGTATAA